AATTCTGCTTCTGTGGGCAGCAATTCCGGGTACGCCGGGAGATTTGGAAAGACCGCGGAAGCAGGCAAGACATTCTCGGTCTCTGGCGCACGTTGGCTGAGTAGCTGCGCTGCTGGTGGTATCGCTCTTCTGGAGATCGACGCTGCTGCGCTTTCAGTGACCGCCGATACTTGATAACTAGGAGGTACTAATTCATGTCCGAAATCCGTAACGACGAGGTAGGAATCTTCCTAGCCCGCGAACTGCAGACAATCCTGGCAAGAACTTATGAAGTTTCTTATTCAGATATTGTCTATCAAAATCTGATTCCTGTCAGCCAGGAAGTTGGCGAAGCAGCAGAGTCATATACATACCGAATCTTCGATGCTCAAGGCAGCATGAAGATCATTCAGGATAAGGCATCTGATCTGCCCCGTAGCGACGTGCTCCGCAAGGAAGTTACCGCTAAGGTCGCCACGATTGGTGGTTCCTTTGCTTATACAATCGCTGAGGCGCGTGCAGCAGCGACTATCCCTGGAATGAACCTTGAGCAGCGGCGTGCAAATGCCGTCCGCCGTGCTTCAGAGGAAAAGATTCAGGATATTGCTTTCTTTGGAGACAGCAGTGTTGGCCTGGAAGGATTCTTCAATTCACCACAAATTGACAAGGTGGTGCCTAACAAGTGGTTCACCGATTCGGCAACTACGACCGATGAAATGATCGACCTGTTGAACGAGCCCGCTACCCGGATCGTTTCTAACAGTCGGCAAAAGGAGCGTCCAAACACATTGCTTTTGGACCTGTCATCTTATCGCAAGATTTCGACGACTCCTCGCTCCAGCACTAGCGATACGACCGTTTTGGAGTTCTTCCTGCGGACCAATCCCTACATCCGTTCAGTTGAACCCATCAACGAACTGTCTGCAGCTAATGGCCAGCTTTCTAAGGATCGGATGATCGCTTACGATCGTTCCCCTGACAAGCTGCAGCTGCACTTGCCTAAAACTTTGGAGTTCTTGCCCCCGATTCGCCAGGGCTTGGAATTCTCTGTTTCCGCAATGGCTAAGGTTGGTGGCGTTTCTCTCTACTATCCCAAGTCCGCTATCGTTCTTGAGAAAGCCTGATAAGGGTTAATTTCTTCAGATCATGCTCGTAATTTACAACCCTCAACTTGAAAATCCACCCCGTGATAAGGATGTCTCTTTAGGCTTCTCTTTAATCACGGGGCCTGCGGGATCTACTCAATATGTTGGACTAAAGAGCGGTGTCAATCGTGATATTGATGCTGCTCTTTGGGAAGAGATTAAGAAGCTCCCACTGGTGCCCGAACTCCTAGAGATGGGTGCTCTACGAGTAGAAGAAGACGTGGAGGTACTTTCCGATGCTCCAGTGGCAAATGGTGGACTTTCTACGAAGTCCATCAAGTCGTCTTTGGATTTGGTCAACAAGTGTTTTGACCTTGATCTACTCAGGGAATGGGATCTGGCAGAGAACCGGATTCGCATTAAAAACGCTATCCAAAAACGGATTACAGCAGTCACATCGGGTGAAGGTTAATGGCAGTTACCAGCACAACATTTTTGGCTCGCTTTCCAGAGTTTGACAACCTGGAGGCAGCTGTTGTGACTGCGACCATTACCGAGGCACAGCGTCAGAACGACTCTGATATTTGGGGTGACCAGCACGATGATGCCGTCAATTACATGACGGCTCATCTGTTGGCCTCTCGAACGCAGTCCATCGGACAGCAAATTGGAGTTGCGACCAACGTCAGAACTATTAACTACAGGGGTGCGGCGGGCTACACACTTGCCGACACAACCTATGGAGCCACCTATCTATACCTGAGGGAGGGGCTAGTCAATCTCACCGGGTTTACCTTCTAATGGGCTCTTATGCACCATTTGACAATGCGACTCTGACCTTTCAGGTCTATTCGTCGTATGTCACAGACCCGACGACTGGTAACAGGGTTCAACAAAATCAGCCCCAGACCTATGTCTGTAATGTTCAGCTGAACTCCAAATTTACAGAGAACAAAGAAGGCGTTAACGAGATTGAGACAAGTTGCTCAGGCAAGTTGTTGAATCCTCCGACCTTCAGTTCAAAGATTAAAGCCGGGATGATTGCCGAGGCGGTTATTAACGGCGTGACCGGCAAACTACGGGTAACTGATCTGGGGTCAAATACGTTGACCTACGCCAGAGCAAGCCAATTTCAGAATTTTACTGGACAGTTTGAACAAACCGGTGCAGCAGGTTAATTATGGGTGCCCAAGGAGTACAACCCAGAGACATAGCTAGAAAGTTTCCTCGTGCAGTACAAAAAGCACTTGAAGAGACTGTAAATAAACTAGAGGATCAATTTAAAAAAGAGATTAAATCCTCGACTTGGCAGTGGTATTCACTCGGCGGAGCAAAAAAGACTTTAAGAAAAAACGGCAGAGAAGTAGGCGAACCCAGAGATATTGTTGACTTGGGAAATCTATTTGATTCACAATCAGAACCCCAACAAACAAGTAAATATTCGTTCTTAATTAAGTGGGAAGTTAATTACTCCGCCATTGTCCACGATGGGGGAGCTTTAAAGAACGGCAGACCTTATCCAGCGCGTCCATGGACAAAAACTGCAGAAGATAAGGTGCAGCCTTTGGGATACTTTGCAGATATACTTAGGAGAGAGTTAGATGGCTAGCGTATCCCAGGTTCGCAGTCTTATAGACTCAGTTATAGGGAGCCAACTAGGAAACTATAATCTTCCAGATGGTTCTACATCCCCAGCCCTTTGGGTCCGGGGTTCTCAGCAAGTTCCGAAAGATTGGACAATTTCTGGCACAGAATGTGTTATTGACGAGGTTCCAATTTCCAAGAACATTCCGACATTATCTAAATCCGTTCTTCTTGAAAATGAGTGGGTAATCACTCTAACAAGTTATGACACATCTCAAACATTAGATAATTTTCGGTTGCTACTTTTTCGGTCGTTTCCAGACATTACATCATCGGTACATCAGTCACAAACCGATATTTCGTTTGAGACACTGAAAGTAAACATCCCCGATCCACAGATTTACACGGAGCAAGTCTAAAAATGGCCCAACTTCCAGGTGCAGCTTTTGTCAGGGGCCGGGATCGCATCGTGCGAGTAGTCGATGCCCCGACCCGTCTAGCTGCTAAAACTTTTACTTCAGGCAGCCACACGGCAACGTATGAAAGCCCAGACGGCGTAACCATGCTCGGCCTAAAAGGCCTGATCACGGCTGATTACACCCCTGTAACTAATAACCAAGAGTTTTTCCTGCTTGGAGACGAGGGTTATCGGGATTCTGTGGGAACTTCACTTGCCGGTGATCTTGCTTGCACGGCATATTTCACGTTGGACACCGTACCGGCTACCGGTGCTGTTGCATCAGTCCCTGCAGCCGACCCTGCTCTGGCCTTGATCTTGGCCGCGGAGCACAATCTTAATAAAGAAGTTTACGTCGAGGTTCTCACCTTTATGGGAGAAGACACCGGGCCTAAATTTGATTATCACGTACGTGGTTTTTGTGCAGGTGTGAGCGATATTAGTGAATCGACACCTGCTGATGGTTTGTTGGAACTGAGCTGGACTTTCTCTAGCCGTGGTCAAATCTATAGCGGTATGTTGGAGCAAGCCACCTCCAAGATTGACATCTACGGCTGATGAAGTTTGATCTGCTCTTATCTAAGGACGCACGTTCTTATTTTGTTAATTGCAGATCACACAAAGAGCTACTAGAGGTTGGGGCGGTTTACATCGCCCCCTCTACGCCCTCGCCTTTAGAACTTGTGACGGAAGATGGTGCTAGTTTATTAGTAGAAATTTCTGAAAAAGGCGCGAATCAACCCTTTGAGGTTGTGGCTGCTGATACCTCGTTTTACATCATCAGATGAGTAAGTATTCAAAAGTATTTTTTGGCCAGAAAAAGTATTACGACATTCCACCCTTTCGCTTTCCGATCTATAAGGACTTAGTTGCCGGGGAGATCGAAGGTATTGAGGAGGTCGGAAGACAGCAAGCAGCTAATACATACAAGCTGCTAAAGATCGCACGCGATCTTTCACTAAAACGGGATATTCCTGTTCAGGAAGCTCTAGACATTTTAGGAAACGCCGACGAGAATCAAGATGTCCTATTCGATTATGTGGATGAGCTTGCTGCAATTCAGAGCAGCGGTCAATCCGCCAGCGAACAAAAAATCCAAACGGTAACGCTGTTAATGCGTTATCGAGCTGAATACAAAGAAAAAGGCAAGTGGGCGAAAACTTCTGATTGGGAAGAGACCGACACCAAAGAGATGCCCAGCAAATTGCTGGATGAAATCTATTCATTTGTCGAATGGGAGCGTAATGGTTGGCCTGAGGGTGAAGAGGAGGAAGACGAGGGAAACTAACCCTTGAGGTCGTCAACACCAGAATTGCGACATTGCGCGAATATTTGGCGACCTCAGAAGTTGATTTACTGATGGCTTACACGGAGTTCAAAGCAACTCCTATAGGACAGAACATCGATAAAGCTGAATTTCTAGAGATGCCTATGCAGTGCATCTTTGAAGTCATCCGGCTTGGTGGTGAGCGTGATAAACGCTTAGCGAATACCTATTCGATGACTACAGCCAGGCTGACTTCGATTGTGGTGGCAATTGCTCAGAGTTTCGGTGGTGGTAAAAACAAAGCCAAGCAAATCCCTTTAACAGAGTATTTGCCGTTCGATCTTAATCCTGAACATAGTGCTTCTAGAATGGAGACCCAGCAGGTAATTAAAAAGCTAATACAACTGAAAAAATTGCCTGTGCATGTGATTGCAGCTTTGAATAAAGTTATTACCACATGACGATAAAATTAATCTAAGGCGTGGTGTATCCGTGGCAAGTCAAGGTCAATATACATATACAATCAACGTCAAAGGCGCTGCTCAGGCTATTAAGGAGCAGACAAAATTTGCGAAGGAAGTTGAAAAATCTACTAAGGCTACCGAGGATCAGCTTAAGAAAAGAGAGACAGGAAACGCCAGACTGGCAGTCGCGGTAAATAAAACAAGAAAGGAATTTAATAAATCTGTAACAGCTGCAAGCAAGTTTAAAGATCAAACGGTACAGGGCGCTAAAGAAGCTGCTGCCAAGGTTGAACATCTAAATAAAAAACTTACTCGAACTACTGAGGCCTTACGAAAAGGCAAAAAAGAAGCCAAAGATTTTGCTAGAGAGTTCACAAGATTAAAAACGCTACAAGCTCCCGGCCTTCCACAAATAACAGGCCCGGGTCGAGCCCCCAGCATCCCTGCACCAA